TGCCGGGAAGCTGGGTCTTCGTCCCATGTTCAAAATTACACCTCGCGCAGGTATCGTTAAATTACGTAAGGCGGTGTCGATGTCGCCTTACTCCTCTAGTTGTACTGTTGTTGTGCCCTCGCCAGGTATTGACAACTTTACCGCGGGAGTTTTGGAGAGGGTTTTCTGTGTGAAAGCCCAAGGACAGTGGGTTCTGGTCCCGAAGCCCACCGTTGGGTTTGAGGCGACATTGATTCCGTTTCGTGAGAAGTTATGTGTGGCGTTAGGAGACAACTATCACCCGTTGACACCAGCAGCTTTCGCTGCTCGGTATAGGGGCAAGAAACTGGTTGTTTATTCTCGCGCTGCAGTAGATTATCTCGCAGGCAAATTGGATTATGTTCGTGACTCAACGGGTAAGCCATTCGTCAAGTATGAGAAGATGGCTATTGGACCAAAGATTGGTGAGTCGCCTTTGCCGGAGGAGTTGCCGAGTGCACCTCGCATTGTTTTCCCTCGTACGCCTTTGTTTAATCTTGCGCTTGGTCGTTACCTTGCGCATGTGGAACATTGTGTGTATGACGCAGTTGCCGAGGTCTTTGGTGGTGTTGTTATCACCAAAGGGCTCAATTCCTCCGATGTGGGTAGTTTGTTAAAGAAGAAGTGGGGTAAGTTTCGAAACCCTGTAGCTTTGGGCTTGGATGCTGAGCGGTTTGATGCGCATGTGAGCGCAGACATGTTATCTTGGGAACATTCGTTTTACAAGTACATGTTCCGAAGGTGCCCAGGTGACCAACGCAAAGAACTAAATCGGTTGTTGAAGCGCCAATTGCAAAATATTGGTCGTGTTTTCAGCTCCGATTTTTGTGCACGTTTAGTCACAGATGGTACGCGTGGTTCTGGAGATATGAACACCGCGTTAGGTAACTGTTTGATTATGTGCGCAATGATATGGACATGGCTCATAGAGTTGGGTTTGTCCGTGTCGGACTTTGAGTTGGTTAACAACGGTGACGATTGCGTCATTATTCTTGAGGCTGACCACCTTGAGATGTTGTTACAGAGTTGCAAGCCGAGATTTCTTGAATTTGGTTTCACAATGAAAGTTGAAGAACCAGTTTATGTGTTCGAACACATCGATTTTTGTCAGTGCCGTCCGATATATTTGGATGAGGACAATGTCGTTATGGTTCGTGACATATGGAAGTCTATGGCGAAGGATGTTGTTTCGTTAAAACCAGTGCGTTCACTTGTTGAGTGGGACACGCAGCGTGACGCTGTCGCGCAGTGTGGTCTTGCCTTGACATCAGGTGTTCCGATTATGCAGGAGTTCTATTCACATTTAACTCGTGGCTCAAAACCGCGACT